ACACCAACAGTTTCCCAAGATTGCCAATCCATAGGACTTACTCCTACTCTTGACCCATCAGCCGCATCCGTCACAGTAGCATTCATGGCTTGAGCAACACCAGTAAATGAACCTTCTGATAAGACATCCCTCACTTGCATTTGATTAACATCAATCCAAACATCAGTAGTTGGACTGAATGCCAATGATCCTTCCCAGAATCTAACAAGGAAAGGAGTTACACTTTCAGACCTAGTGGCAAAGGGTTGTCTTAACCATCTTTCCTCAGTGTAATCTAACATTAAGACATCATTATCTCTCTTTACATTAGTTCCAAGAATATCAGCATATCTAGAATCTTGATTAGCTACTGTTGTAGTACCAAGACCAGCTATACTATTATTCCCCACATCCATATTCAACTGAGTGGTATAAAGTGCTGGTCTTAGAATATTCTTGGATTTATCAATAGCATTTCTAACTCCAACACTAGTATCTTGAGGTCCTGGATTAGAGAAATCATCTACATAAATTCCAGACTTAAACCTATTCAATCCATTGGCATCAACAATTTGTTGACTTAAAGCATTAGACTCAACTGTATTAAGTGAACTATAATATTCTAAGTTTTTAATTCTTTGTTCCAACTTAGAAATATCATTCATTTGATATCTCTTATGGGTAATAAAGGATACACTTGCGTTAGATGCCTGATACAAATAAGGAGGAAGACCTATATTTGCAATATTCATAGCTCCAGGAATTTCTCCTGGTAGAGTTGGATTCTCAGCAGGTGTACCATAATTAACTACAAAATTTCCCTCTACATTCAAATAGATTCTATCCATTCTTCCAAGATAGAAACTATAATCTACAGTCATAGATTCATCTGAAGCCAAAACCCACTTAGAGCTATTTTGACCATCATTAAATAGTCTTCCATCAAATTCAAATGGAGAAGCTTCATTTTCACCTACCACATAAGGATTAACTCTAGGTCTCCCATCAATAATCTCACTCACTCTAATACCATCTACTAATGGTAAAATTTTACTATAATCAAAATTACTATATGAGTTTACAGTAGTAATATCTCCCGTATCAGCAGCATCATAAGAAGCACTTTGGTAGTAAATCTTCAGTCGTTTAGAAGGAGTATCACTATCACCTCTCCTCACTAGTCTAGAATAATCTAGAATCGTATTCCTCTGTCCGTTATTGAATTTAAATCTCTGTACAATATTATCACTTCCCGAATTAATATTTGCAACTATTGCTGTTACGCCAGAATCAGTAAAAGTAACTGTTTCTCCACTTTCAAAGACTGCATCAGTCTCATAAATGAATTCAACACTTGTATCACTTTTTTTAGCAATATAAAGTGCTTTAGCTCCTGAAGTTCCTTTAATCTCTTCTCCAACAGAAACATCATTAGTTGTAGCAGTAGCACCACTCATAGCTAGAGTACTCATGGATGGAGTAACTGGGTCTGAAGCATCAAGTGATTCAAATACAGCATAAATCACCAACACGTCTGGAACATTCAAACAAAGTGAATCATCCTGAACTCTTGTTCCAAAAGGATAATTACCAAAAGTTAATCCATCATTTAATGTAGTACCACCAATACCAGATGCTGAATTATTTGACTTATCAATTACAACAGATTGTATAACATTATTAAGTTTAGATTTTGCAGTAACACTACTCTTACGTTGTGTAGTAATTACCACTGTATCAGTATCATCAACACTGAGTCCACTAAAGTAAACATTACCACCAGCTTCAAAGAAAAGCTTATCCGATGAAAGTGATTCTAATTGTCCATTAGAACGAATTACAGTATACCTTTCTGCGTCAAATGGTAAAAATGTACAACCAGGTTCTGGAGTCAGAGACCCAGTAGAATATACTCCATCAGATGCAGTTATAGTTGTATCATATGCTTTTCTAATAACAATATTTGCATCTGTTAGATCTACGTCTGAAATATTTTTCTTAGGTAAAATACTGTAAAGACTATCACTTCCAGCAGCATTTCCACTTCCCGTCTGAGATGTTCTTTGTGGAGCAACAATAGAAAAATCTGTTACTCTTGTTTCAGCAGCAGTTGGAAGGTTTCCAGTATACACTCCAGGAACAGTTTGAATTCCTACTATCTCAATTGAATTTGTATTGACTGTTGATATTTTAGCTAAAGTGGGTTCAAAAACACTAGAACTGGGATTACTAAATCTAACCAAATTTCCTACAGTAGCAATACCTGGCCAGGTTCCAGAAACACCAAACTGACTTGAGAATCCAACAACATTAGTGGTTACTGTAGCAATGCCACCCTGAAATGTTCCCATAACAGAAACAATTCCTACCGAGGTACTAGGATCAAGAACTAAGTCAGCAGTAAACGTAGCAGCACTACCAACAATCCCATAAACAGATTGAGCATCAGATATACTATAATCTGTAACCCCTATAGCAGTTCTGGTGTGAGTACTAATACCATTAAATTCTAATCTCTCACCAACATGAAAGCTTCCTTTAACATCATAAGCAGTCATTGCAGTACCAGCAACGACATTCGTTCTTACAAATCCAGTTGCTCCACTCTGCGTTCCTTTAATATGAACTGGAACAGTTAAATCGACTGAATCACTAAGAGTAAATTTTGAATAAGGTTGAACATCATACAGAGAGAGATCCCACACATTAGAAGATGGAAGAGTTCCTCCAATAGCCACCATAGTACCAGTTTCTAAAGCACAATCATAAATTCTGGCTATACCAATTTCAGTTCCAGGAGCTGTCTTCCTATCAAGTCCTACTCTTTCATCTCTTAAACTAAGTGTATTTGTATTATTAAATCCTATAGTAGGAGAACCATAAGCATTATTAACTGCAACTGTAGGACCAAACCCAAAATTAACTGGTTGAGTTTTTAAAGTTTTAGTAGTTCTTGGTTTCGTAAAATCCAAGAAAGTTGGGCCTCTTACATCAACTTCATATCCTCTCACATAAGCCTTTCCTGGAGAAATCTTATAAACACCTAAATCATCAGATGGAGTAGCTCCACTAGGAGTAGTCTGATTGGCATCAAAAAGTCCTCTATTACCAAATCCACTATTTAAACTCTCATGAACAGAAGTAACGAATTCATTAATATAATAATGACCAGATTCATCATAAGTTCTTCTTGCTAATTCATTACCTAAGAGATTATACTTGGTAGTGTTTTGAATACTCCTCAGAACACCATCGTAAACTTCAGCTAATTGAATAAAATTCTGATCATTAAAATCATTAGTATCTTTCTTAAATAAAACAGCTTCAATCTTAAGTCTATCAGCTCCTGGAGCAGTAAAATTATTAAATCCCTGAGAATTATCATTAAGAGTTTGATCAATATCCGAAGAAACAAGAGTTTCGTGAACTTTTAATCCAATTCTATAACTAGGCTTATTACCGTACTGATCTAGAATTAAAAGTTGGGTATCAACATCTACAAAATATCCTCTTAAAAAATAAACACCCTGGCTGATTGCAAAAGCAGATCCCGTCCCACTTGCATCAACACTTAATGCTTTTGCAAACCCCTCATTAGCTGCAATAAATGTATTGGAATATGAAATACTCTCTTCTAATAAAAGAACTTCACCATCACCAAAAACAGCTTTATTGCCAGAAATAGATGTATTAATATATTCCAGATATAAAGTATAATTTTCTCTCTCGGATTGTGAATTAGTAATATAATTTACAACTTTAGCGGTAACTCCAGAACTTTCTCCTTTAATCCTTTTTCCAACTAATTGATCCAAATATAAAGAAATCGGAATACCAAGAAATTCTTCTTCAATCTGAATAGCAGGATAATTACCAATATAATCCACCCCTCCAGGTATGACCATAGATCCTTCTTTAAAAAGATGAGATCCTACATCTTCAACCTGATCTTGTAAAATAGATTGAAGATTATTTAATTCTCTTGCTTGTACTGGAAAAGCTGGCTTGAAGAGTACTTTGTAATAATTGCTATCCGATTCAAAATCATCAAAATAAGGAGCAATATTAAGGTTAGTTTCCTGTGGCATGATTTTTTAGAACTGCAAGATAATTTTGACGTCTTCTTTTTGGGATGAGGACCTTGTTACTGAAGGTCTATTGTCAACAAAAATGATGTTTCCAGAATATTTTTTGGATTCTGGTTGTGATACACCTTCTGTAAAACTTTGGCCCAGATAATATGTTCTATTATTTATTTCAGTCGAGAGACCAGTAAAAGCAGTCTCAATATTTAAAGAAATGTCTCCACCTGTAATTGCTACACTACCTCCACTACCAGGACTAGCTGTAAAAGGAAAATCATTATATCCTGTAGTAGTAACACCGGCTACACCAGCAAAAGTAAATCCATTGTTAGTTCTATCTTGCCAGTACTTCAGAACACCAGTAGTTTGATCATAAGAAGCTACTCTCCCAACTGCAGTAGAACCTACACCCACTGTTTGTAAAATCTTATTATCTGCGGTAAAACTAGCTGTACTATATCCAATACCAGTTAATTTAAGAGCATATAACGCACTTACACTATTACCTTGTAATAATGTAGTAGTACCATCCTGAAGAGGATTTTCTACAAGACCTACTCTGGCAAATTGGTTTCCAGTAATGAAATCTGGATTTTCACTATCATTTTCAAATCTAGCATAAACTAAAACATTATATGCTCCCAACTCTCTATAAATGTCTTTACCATGACCACCATCAGGAGGAATAATAACATTAAATGTAGGAGATGTAGTTCCTGTAGGAACACCACCAGATGCTAAATCCACTGTTCCATAGGTATATCCTGATCCACCATTAGATACAGTAATAGAGTCCACTGTAGAATCATTACTCATAACAATAGTTGCTTCAGCCCCGCTCCCATCTCCTTCAATAGGAACTTTAGTGTAAGTTGCATTAGCAGTACCTAATCCAACTCCACGACTTCTAATAGTTACAATTTTTAATTGACCACTAGTAGCAGCATTATCTCTAACAGCAGCATCAGTACTATTAGTAGCCCAATCTGTTGGGACAGGAATATAATTAGTTGAATCAAACTTAATAGCTTGGCTTGGTTTAATAGTATAAAGATATTTCCAAATATAACCATCCCCAGAACTTCCAGCTTCTCTAGGTTCTAAATCAGTAAAAGTAGGTTGATCTAAAGACGGACCCCCTTGGAAATCATTTTCTGGCTTAGCATTATTATAAAGACAAATATAAACCCTATAATCCTCATTCATTACATAATAATCAGCAAAATAGATATCAGTGGGGTTTGATGGGTAGGATTGATTATCTCTATTAATATCATTCCTCCACATATCGTAAGTAGTACCAGAAGTCCAAGTATTCTTCCTAACTACCTCACTAACATCAGCACTAGCAATCTTCTTCAACGCCAACATAGTATCCCAATACTCATTGGATTGATTTAAACTATCCTTTGGTGAAGGAGGGTCTACATCCCAATCTGACTGATAACTAGTAGCATTAGGTAATCCAATCCATGCATAATATGAATTTTGACTAGACTGAACTCCAGCTACAAAGTTCTTCGCATTCAATATACGAAGTTGATCAGTAATTATTGCCGCCATTGTTTGAAGGGTTTTTTCTTATTTATCAGTTAATTAAGTATAATTTGAATATTTAAGAGGTTTACTCCTAATTACTATTCCAGAAGTGGAAATTCCAGTAACTCCATTCTCACCATAGAAATTATAGGTATTTTGAGGATAAGGAGTATCAATATTAATTTTACCCCAACTAAAGTCACCATGAACAAAAGGACTTGCAGTAGAACCAATTCCTGTACCACCAGCAGTTACAATTCCTGACCCTACATCATCCACATTAACAAATATTCTCTTAGCCCAAGTGGATACTCCCACAACGGAAGTATCTGTAACTTCAAAGACTTCGAAAGATTGTACTTGGTAAACACAATCAGCCCATGTAGTACCTATTCCAACAGTAGTGGTGCCAGTGGATATTTGACTTGCAAAAGTTTGTCCTATTCCTATATCAGTATTAAAGATTGTGAGATAATCACTTGTAGAAATTCCACTAACTGTTATAGCTGTTCCCACATATGTCGCATCTCTCATAAAGGAATTGGATGGAATATAAAGATCAAAGAAGAATTGATCAAAAGAACCAGTTGTAGTAGTTCCTATCCCAATAACTGTTCCATAATCACCTTCATATCCTCCACTAGAAGAAACAGTAAGAGTCTCTCTAGTAAGAGAAGGAGGTTCAATAAGAACTTCAGGAACACTAGTAGTAGTATATGCTAAACCAGTGGTAGTTCCACCATAAGAAACTGTGAGACTATCCACTACTCCTCCACTTATTGTTGAAGTTGCAGTAGCTCTAGTTGTGGTAGCAGCCCCCACAAGAGAATTAGTTCCTATACCAGATGCATTAGCAATGGTAACTACAGGTGCAGAAGCATATCCAGCACCACCATCAGTTATATCAAGTGAAGAAACTGTTCCTGATGTTGAAACAATTGCAGTTGCTGCAGCTGCGGTAAGTGTATCTTGAGATTGAATTGCGATAGAATTCTGGAAGGTCAATATTGCAGATTCATTCTGAGAGTCAAACAAAGGTCTGATATCACTTACATAAAGATTACTGGTACTAACTCCAACAGATTTTAAAATATATGCTGTGGGGTACATTAAAGGTTCATAATGAATTCTATCTTTTCCTATTGGTTGACCATCAACAATCTTATCAACTTCTTGCTTACACCAGTTTACTGGTCTTGTTAGAAGAGTATCAGCTGTAATGCCAGGACCAGGATAAATGACAGTAGTTACAGCATCAATAGTAGTAATGCCTGTTACAACTCTAGAATTTTCATTCAAACCAGCTGATTGACCTCTTGCAGAGTCATGATTAATATCCAACAAATCACCAGTCTTAACTGTTTCTAAAATATCTGTAAGAACAACATCAACATCACCACTACCTTTATAGAATAGAATCTTACAGGAATCTCCAGCCTTAGGTGCTGTTGTAAATGTAAGAGTGCTACCACCATTAAAGATATAAGCTACAGCTGGTTCTTGTAAAATATCATTGATAAAGACCAAAAGGACCATATCAATTCTTATTAAAGAATCTTCATTACCAAACATGTATTGTGCTAATCTTTTTGCTAAGTGAGTTTTTCCTGTTCCTGTTGGACCTAAAAACATAAAGGTACCTATAGGTTTTTTAGGGTTACGAATACCTACTCTATTTCTTCTTAATGAT